AAGGCGTTTAATATACCCTCCAACGTTAAGTTTTCTAAGTCAATTTTAACCCAAAAGAAATGATCCTGTATAAAATCTTTTGTTTGGTTTAAATCATCGTTATCACAATTTTTTTGATTTAATTTATTTGCAATTCTTTTAATGTGGCCCTCATAAGGAAATGATTCAGGCGAAAACATAGCGCAACGCATATCGTAACGCGTAGCCATATTACAACAGATTTGGTCAACAACATCTGATTTACCTGAATTTGGTATTCCGGTCACAACTGTCCATTCACCCGGTGACATTTTAAAATAGTTATCAGAGTTTGGTAATCCAATTGAATAGTTCTTGACACCGTTTTCGTTATAGTTTAAAACATTATCCCAAATGTTATCAATGTTTAGTATGCCTTCCAAAGGAAAGTTCTTAGCGCCTTTAATTATATTACGCAACGTTTCCCCTCCTTTTGACATTAAAACCTCATTAGCATCCTTAAAATCGCCAAATTCAACGTATTTGCAACGATATGCTCCGAACCTTCGGGCTAATTCATTGCGGAGTTCGATTCCCGGATTGTCGTTATCCGTGCAAATTATGATTTGCTTTTTATCTTTAAAATATTCAAAACAATTATCTAAGTATTCAAGGCGTTGATTGCCTTTGGATGCACCATTTGGAACGCTACAAACAGAATACAATCCAGATTCGTGCAATGATAACGCATCCATTTCACCTTCAACAATATAAACGGTTTCCATTTCTTTGACATTATCAAGGCCGTAGAATACAAGTTCAGCGCCTGAAACCATTTTAAAATTCTTTTCTGAATCTCTGTATTTAACATTTACTAATTCATTGTTTCGGTAGTAATTAAAATTTATTGCGCGGCGCTTTTTACCTACTTGCGGAAAAAATTGTAATGATTCGCCAATTTTCCAATGCACCAAAGTTGGTTCTGTTATCCCTCGTTTATTAAACCATTCAACAACTCGCGATGTCAGATTTACTTTTATTTTTTCGGGTTTAATGTATTCGGGTTTTTTCTGGAATTTTGTTGTGCCGCTAAATCCGCAGTTGTGACAATTAAATAAACCTTGGTCAATGTCAACTGATAAACATTTATCGCGTTTGTTTTTTCGTGTTGCGCTGCATTCCGGGCATTGTGTTTTCATTTTGCCGGTTGATTTATTGCCGACATCAATATTAAAATCGTTAAATGTTTTCATTATGTTTTTGTTTTGTTTTGGCTAAAGTAAAAATATTTTTTAAATTTTCATAAATTATTTAAAAATAAAAGTTCATCTTCATTAACTAATTTGTTTTGATCTAAACAATACGCCATTACTCTGGTCTGTCTTAAATTAGATTCTTGAAATAACATTTCGTTTGTTGCATATCCTTTAAATTGATAGTTTGGATATTTTTCACAAACAAAAAAAGCAAACAAATCAACATCACATTTATTATATTTTGGAACCATAAGCGGAAATTGTTTTTGTGATGTCTTGACATCAACGGACATTGAAAGCCAATTGCAATCGTAATCATCTGTTTTTTGACGTTTTGAAGTATTTTTAATTTCAAAATCTGGAAACGTGTTTTTTTCGCGACAAAATATGTATTCAGCGCCAAAACCAAAAACATTCAAGTCAACGCCACCAAATTCAGCAACACGGCCCGCACCATCCCAACCAGTTTTTTCTTTGTTAGATTGGCGCATTTCGGCCACTAATTCAACAATCTTTTGTTCGTGAATGTCTAACGTGTATATTTCATTTATTTGCAGCATATTATTTATTATTTATTATATATGTTTTTAGTTCATTAAATTCATTGGTTTGCATTAATTGTTTTAAATGAAATTCAAATAGTTCACCGCCTTTTGTTTTAGCGCCTAATTCTTGTTTTCCATCCGCCGCGCTTGTATATATATAAAATTCATTCAATCCCTTTACTTTTTGAAATCCTATTGGTTTTGTTTTTGCCTTATGTTGCAACATAAAACGATCTATATATTTAATTCCATTTTTATCTGTATTTCTAAATTTTAAAATACTTAAAAAATTAGTTTGCCAAAAATCATCGGCCCGCAAAAACTTTGTGATATTGTAAACATCCCGTAAATTATATTTATCAATTCGCTGTAATTTATCTAAACAATCCAACCATCTGTTTTTTTGATTTTCTGTTTTAGGTTTATACTGAATTGGAAATAATTCTACAAAATGCGGAAACGCCTTTAAAACGGTTGAATTGTATTGTGGCGTTTTTGATTTTGTGGGTATTTCTTTTTTTAGTATTTCTTTAGTTATATAGTTTGTATTAGTATTACTTTGTTGCGGATTTACCGGGCCCGGTTTTACCGTCGCGGTTTTTACCGTTGCGGTTTTTTCCGCTGCGGTTGGCTTTACCTTCTTAGGTTTGTCATTTAGATAATAATTATAACCGGCAAATTTTCCGCCGTTTCGTATCTCTTTACGCACTAAAAACCCCGATTTAATCAATTCCTTTAACCTTGAATTAATGGCGTCTTTGCCGTCCTTAAAATGTCCGCAAATGAATTGAACGGTCATTTCTGTTTTTGCCTCGTGTGAAAAAAGCCAACAATATAATCCGGTTGCGCTTGATGAAATTCCTTTGTGCCTGAATATAGTATTTGGCACGATTGTAAACCTCGCAAATTTCTTTGGTTTATATATTTTGTTTATGTCCATAGTGTAAAAAATAACCCTATCAAATCAGCGGTTGCGGGCGCATCATCAATAGGGTATTGAAAAAAGTTAGTGTTGCCGCAACTCAACTTTACAAATGTATAACAATATTTTATAAAATATGATTATATTTTACGTTATCACAAAAAGAACGCAAATCATCAAATATTTTTTTTAGTTCATCGATGTCAATTTCTGTATCTTCATATTTAAACCATAGTAATTCTATTAATAAATCAAATTCAACTCTTGTTGAACTACCAACGTAATGATAAGTTACTGCAATTTTATCTGAATCCGATTGTGTCCATCTAATTTTTTGATTTGTATCGTCAAAATAAACTCCTTTATATTTCATTTTTTAATTTTTAAATTTCATTATTAAAATATTTGTTTATAGTGTCAATACAATCGTCAAAGTTATTATGCCAATTAACCGCCCAATTGCAATTTTCAAGCCATTTAAGCCACTTTTTTTGATTTGGTGTGGGTTTGTTATATTTGTATTTTAATTCAATCGCTAAACCGCCTCTATTTGCATTTGGTGTAAAAATTAATAAATCGGGAATTCCGGGTTTTGCTCCAAGGTATTTCATTTTATATTGTTCAAATGGCGTTCTTTTACCTTCGTTCATTGGATGGGTGTAAATCGTTCCGGGATATTGCATTTCGATGTAATTCATAACGGCCCGTTGAAGCTGATCTTCACCCTTTAAATATTTTTGATATGGATTTGATTTTGCCATTTTTAAATTTCGTTATCCAAAACGCCTATAATATTTCTAATTTCAGAGCGTTCAAATTCACCAATAAATTTATTATTTTCAGAAATAAGTGTTAATTTATAATAATCTTTTTTTGTTTTTTTTATTTTAATCTCTAAGTGCATTTTTTAATTTTTTATTTTCGATTTTTAATATATCGTTTTCAATCAAAAGTGAATTATATTTATAAACCATTGATTCGGCGCTGATAGTATAATCATTTATTTGATTAAAAACAAGTTTTTTTAAATTTTCAAATCTTTGATTAAATACTTTGTCAAATCGAATCCAATCATCAATGTTTTTTAAACTATGAATTACTGAAGCGTGATCACGGCCAACGGCTTGTGAAATTAACTTCATTGAAAACCGTGTTGTGTTACGCGCCAACCAATAAAATGCAGCGCGGGCCATTACAATATCCCTTTGCCTCGAGTTTTCACGAATATCAACGTTGTAATAATTATTTACATTTTTTATTAAATTATCTAAAGTCATTTTTTATAGTATTAAAGAGCCATCATTATTAAATTCATTCCAAATAAAACCAGATATGATTCCGGTTTCAGAATATATTTTCCAATCATTAAATGCACGTTGCCAACCTTTGCGCCCTTGTTGAATCATTTCATCGCTTAACGCGTAAACCTCAACAGAAAACGGCCAATTAGTTTCAACGGCTATAAAGCGAAAGTTTTCAGCCGGAACGTCTAACATATCGGAATAAAAGGCACATTGTAAATGATAGCCATATTTGT